TGATTAAGAAAAGGATTATTCTTCCTCTTCTTCACCCTCTTCGGAATCATCGCTCTCATCGGGATATTCGTACTCAACTTCAATCTCAACCAGCTTATCCAAACCATCGTCACCCTTGACAATTTTAAGGACTGGCAACTCAAACGCCGCCGCCATCAGATCAAAATCGTCCGCGACTTCTTGGAAAGTGTTTCCGTATGGGGCGCAACCCTCATCCGACCAGAACTCAATCTCGCCGTCGTCATCGTAAAAAACTTCACGAATGGTGTAGGAATCTTCACCAAAAATATTACCTTCAGCGGCAAGTTCCATAATAACGCGGTAGTTCCAAGACATGTTATTGTTCCCTATGTTGAAAGAATCTGATGATATTGTAAACACTGGGATTTCTCCCAAATTCCATTCAAATGTAACGTTAGTCGCGGTCAAACCCATGAAAACCTCCTATAAAGGGGACAACGCTACACTATACCAGATTTTCATCACTTTGATGACGGGGATTTCTTTTTAAGGGCAAATTCTTCGCAAGTGTTATTTTCAAATGTCACCGCCGCCCGTCTAATATCCCTGACAACATCGCCGGAAGAAGGGTTAAAATGATCGTATAGGCGGTCATTAATAGGGTTCATGCAGTTAAACCCGTTATCCTGAGCGTAAATCCACTTACAATTAACGCAAATCTTCTCTGACATTTAACTCTCCTTTTTAAAACACTTGTATTTTAATCAACTTTTGCGATATAGTAAATACAAAGGAGTAGGAAAATGAAAGCAATTACCAACGCCAACCGTCTTACTCAGAAACCGGATGAGCCTGAGTACAAGGGGAAGAAGAAAGGCCGCAAACGGAAAATCCCAGACGACGCTATGGTTCGAAAGACCATAATGGGCCTTGCTAAACGGGGTACGACATTGGATGAGATCGCGGATATTGTTGGGGTTTCCCGCGCATGGTTGCACCGTGAATACGGGAATGAAATTAAAAACGGGCGGCAAATTGCGAACGCGCTGGTTGTGGAAAATCTTTACCAGCAAGCAATGAAAGATACCCCATCCTCCATTAATGCGGGGATTTATCTGACCAGATCCCAAATGGGATGGAAAGATAAGCCAGACCAAACGGACAATCACCGCCCACAAGTTATTTTTGACTTTGGTCAATTATCTTACGAAGAACGCGCATACCTTATTAGTAAGGTTAGGGACAAAATTGGCGGACCAAAAATTATAGAAGGTGAAGTTTTTGATGAACTCCCCCAAGAGTAGCACTATTTTACACGCAAAAACATTAGAAGAAGCAATTGAGCAATATCCGGAAGATGCGGCGCGGGAACTTGAACGCCTCAATTTTGAGGAGAAGATGGTCGATTTTGTTGCGGGGGCGTGGAAATACATTGACCCCAACCCGTATAAATATGGTTGGCACCTTGAAGCTATCGCGGAACATCTTCAAGCCGTAACCCGTGGAGAGATTCGGCGGCTGGTCATTAACGTCCCGCCCCGCACGTCCAAATCCTCTATGGTTTCCGTTTGTTTCCCCGCTTGGACATGGGCGCAATCCGATATTGGACCACTCTCTGGTCCACATGTACAGTTCTTATACGCCTCCTACGCGCAATCCCTTTCCATCCGCGATTCCATTAAAACCCGCCGCCTATTAGAATCTCCGTGGTACCGACACCATTTTGGAGATAAATTTAAAATTGTATCGGACCAAAACACTAAAGTAAGGTTTGACAATGATAAAGGTGGGTACCGCCTTGCAACCTCCGTTGACGGCGCCCTGACGGGTGAAGGTGGATCAATTATTGTGGTGGACGATCCCCACAACGCAAATGAAGTTGAATCGGATCTTGTCCGGCAAGGGACGTTGGAATGGTGGGATCAATCCATGTCTACCCGTCTTAACGATCCTAAGACTGGCGCGTATGTCGTTATTATGCAGCGGCTACACGAATCGGATCTTACGGGCCATGTTTTATCCAAAGACACGGGAAACTGGGTTCATCTATGCCTCCCCATGCGGTTTGAACCAGACCGTCGGTGTATCACGCCGTGGTACATTGATAACCGCGAAGAAGGTGATTTGCTGGTCGGGGATCGGTTTGGTGAGGATGAAGTTGCTTCACTGGAATCCGCCCTTGGCCCCTTTGCCGCCGCTGGTCAATTGCAGCAACGCCCAAAACCTAAAGGCGGCGGTATTATAAAGCGCGATTGGTGGGTGCTATGGGACGAAACCGTATCGGGGTCAGAAGGGTTACGCAAAAGTGTTTTCCCGCCTTTTGAGTACGTTATCGCCTCATTGGACACCGCTTATACCACTAAGCAAGAAAACGATTATAGTGCTATGACCATTTGGGGCGTGTGGACCGACCGCCAAGATAACCAACGGATTATGTTAATATATGCGTGGCAAGATCGGTTAGAGTTCCCTCAACTTGTTAAAAAAACAGTAGAATTATGTAATAAGTTTAAAGTTGATAAACTTTTAATTGAATCCAAAGCGGCTGGGCTATCCGTCGCTCAAGAACTGCGAACGCATTTTGCGCGGGAAAACTGGGGGATTCAATTGGTAGATCCGGGCAGGGGGGACAAAGTTGCGCGTACATACGCGATACAACATCTTTTTTCGGACGGGATGATTTATGCCCCCGACATGGAATGGGCGGAAAAGGTCATTGAACAGGCGGAATCGTTCCCTAAATCAAAACACGATGACTTAGTGGATAGCATGACGCAAGCACTCTCACACTTGCGTGTTATAGGTTTTGCACGTAAACCAGTAGAAATAGTAGCGGAAAAGACCGAAGGTATGGTATATAGGTCTTCAAAGTCATCACAGCTTTACCCGGTGTAACACATGTCATTAGCACCCATGAACATTCGTCAAGTTCCCGTTTTGGGAAGTCGGCCAGAAGAATTTGATGCAATGGACATGGATATGGCCGTTGAAGGTGACACCGATGTTGAGGTTAATCCTAAATCCCCATATGTAAAAGTTGAATTGCCAGACGGTTCCGTCACGATTTCTTTCGGGGGTCCGCAGAAATCGGAAGATGAGGGGGATGAAGATTTCCACGAAAACCTTGCGATGCATTTGGACAATAGTTCATTAGGACAAATTGCGAACGAACTTGTACGGCTTATTGAACAGGATAATGAATCCCGCCAAGAACTCCTTCAACAATACGTTATGGGCCTTGATCTTTTGGGGACAAAGATTGAAACCCCGCGTTCCAATGCGGGGGATGGTTCTACGGCGGTTGAAGGACAGGCAACCGTCCGCCATCCGTTGCTTTTGGAGTCAATTGTCCGTTTCCAAGCCAACGCCCGTGGAGAACTTCTCCCATCTTCCGGCCCAGTTAAGATCCGCAACGATGGGCTTGATAGTGCTAACATCAATGCTCAGGCGGAAGCGTTGGAAAAAGATTTTAATCATTATTTAACATCCACCGCATCGGAATATTACCCCGACACGGAACGGATGTTTTTTGCGTTGGGTTTTGGTGGAACCGCATTTAAGAAAGTATACTACTGCCCAATTCGCCGCCGCCCGGTTTCTGAATTTGTTAGCATCCCTGAAATTATTGTCTCCAATGCGGAAACGACGGTGGCGACCGCACAGCGGATTACGCACGTTATTAAGATGTCCCCCAGCACCCTTAAAAGGCTGCAACTGGTCGGGATGTACCGAAATGTCCCCCTTTCTTCCGCACAACCGCCTAAAAACAACGTCGTGGAAGATAAATTAGAACAAATGATGGGTGTTATCCCCCGTAATATGACTAATACGGATAACCAACCCCGCGAAATCTATGAATGCTACTGCGAATTGGATATCCCCGGTTATGAACATGAGGATGATGAAGGGCCAACGGGCCTTCAACTCCCATATCGCGTAACGATTGATAAGACTTCATCTGAAATTTTGGAAATCAGGCGGTGGTGGAAAGAAGATGATGAACAATGTCTGCGTCGACAAGTGTTTGTTGATTATATCTTCGTTCCCGGCTTTGGCTTCTACGGCCTTGGCCTTTTACATCTTGTTGGTAATACCACGATGGCGCTAACCGCCGGATGGCGGTTGTGTATTGATAACGGAATGTTTGCTAACTTCCCCGGATTCTTGTACGCAAAACAAGCGGGGCGGCAATTAACCAATGAGTTTCGCGTTCCACCGGGTGGCGGTATGCCGATTGACACGGCGGGTCAGCCTATTCAATCCGCCATTATGCCCCTACCATACCGGAGCGTTGACGGGCAATTTCTTAATTTACTTCAATTAATTGAGACAAGTGGTCAACGTTTAGCTTCAACTTCGGAAACTAATGTTGGTGAAGGTAATGCGGAAGCTCCAGTTGGAACGACTATTGCGTTAATTGAACAGGCGCAAAAGGTTATTTCCGCTGTGCATAAACGTATGCATGCGGCGCAAGCACGGGAATTTGCGCTTCTTAAAGAATTATTTAAAGAATGCCCTGAGGCTTTTTGGGAAAATAACAAATATCCATCTTACCAATGGACGCCAGAAACATTAATAACGGCGCTTGACAACATTAATTTAGTCCCCGTTGCTGACCCAAATACCCCATCCCATGCGGTTCGCATTCAAAAGGCAATGGCAATTAAGCAATTGCAGGGTCAGAATCCGGGGTTATATGACCCACGCAAGGTAGATGAGCGTATCC